AACGTGATTGACCATGTAGTCAACATAGCGTTCGACAGTCTCGTGCCAGTCTTCACGGCGAGACTCCTCATCTAGCCAACGAGCGTAGCGTGACTTGTGAATGAATTGTTGGTAGGGGGTAGGTAGCGTGTTACTCATCTGTTTCTTCCTTTTTTTCTTTGGGTAAATAAACTTCGACGTCAGACTCACATTCTGGACAGTGAAGATACGTCATCATACAATAGTCTGGATAATCTTCTTCGATGTCGTAATCACAGTTCCAGACAAGTTCCGTGTTACAGTGCCAACATTTCATCACTCCACCTCTTCAATAAGTCGTTCGAGATAGAACTTGGCTTTGTTCAGGTCTTCCACACCATTCTTATAACGATACCGCCACAGGTACTTGAGTATGTTCCCCTGAAGGTAATACTCATAACCCTCATTGGTTGCGGCGCGAATAGCATCGAGGCATTCGATACCTGCTTGATTGTAGTGTGGTGGGTTGTTCACCATGTCCACATTACCGTAGGCTTCCTTGCCTCGTTGCTCAATCTCTTCTATGATACGCTTGTAGTCTGTCATCCTAGTGCTTCTTTCCAAAATCTACTTTAACGACGTTGTCTCCTAAAGACCTGTCGGTTATCTTAGCAGTTTTCGAATCGAAGTCAAGCATAGATAAGCGAAACATTCCGGCTTCCATAACTTTTTCGAAGTCAGATTCCATAATCTCCAAAAGACCAAGAGTCAAAACCTGTGCTGCTGATACTTCATTGGTATCATGGTTTTGGTCTGTCGTATCGTACACAGCCATAGACACGCTCTCATCATCTACCTCGTTAAGGATTATGTAGTAGCGGTCAGGAAGAAGAGAGTTCTTCTCTAGTTGTTGGTTCAGTTCGAAGAGTTTTTCAAAGATGTCGTCATCGTCACTCATTTTAGCCACTCCTTTGGGATGCTTCCCTCTGCCCAAATAAAACCGTGTCGGTCTGCCCAATCGCCATAAGTTGTTTTACTGCCCTTATATATCTTGTTACGAGCGTTCATGAACACGATGCGAATATCATACTCAGGGTTCTGCTGTTTAACAAGAACCATCTTTACTCTGTCATCTTTTGTTAGGTTGCCTTTTGCTTCGATATAAATGTTCGAATCAACAAGGTAAAAGTCGGGGGTGTAAGTTCGTACTTTTGGTACGAAAGGTATGCGAGTCTTTTCGTAAGTAAAGTTAACATTATTCTTTACTAGCGTTTGAGCAATCTTCAACTCAAAGCCTGATCTGTATCCTGCATTTCGTTTCATAGTATTCTCAAACCTTCTAGTCGTTTTACTAGATACCCTGCCATCTTTGGGGAGTGTTTTTCTAAGTTCAAAAGTTCGTTTGTTAAAGGGTGTATTGGAACACATAAAATATTTCCACCAGTAATGTACCTATTTAAGTTTTGAAATTCTGATTCAAGACGGGGTATATCTCTTGACTCTGTTTCCTTGAAGAGGTGACCTTCTGGGGAATAGTTGTCTCTCAGAGTCAAGGGAAGACCTCTTTCGTGTTGACGCAACTTAACGACATTCCTCTCTCCACCTCTATCGTTAGCCGAATTTACAAACACTTGGTACACGTGTTCATTTAAGTCTAAAAGAGAAATATCGTAGTTGTTAAGTGCGAGGATAGGCATGATTAAACCTCTGTCTTTTTTAAAGTAGTGTACCACACTTTCTGGGGGTTTTTTGCGGCGGATGTGACTTTATCGTAAAGAATAGCGTCAGGCCAACAGTGATTTCGAAACGAACACAGGGAACACTCTTTAGGTAGAAGTTTGTTACCTGTCTTCTCTTTTTTGTGAATCTCAAATTGAGGTTCGTATTTCTTTATCTTTGTTGAGGGATCTGTTAATGCCTTTATCTTTTCTCGTGCCTCTTTTAAATAGTACGCCCTGTCTTCATCTTGCCATTCAGGGGCTTCCACAAAAAGAATTTCACCACTGGACTTGTTGATAACAATCCATCCACCAAAAAGTAAACCTGTTGCTTCAGCGTAGAGATGACCCTGCATGAGATAGCCGAACAGATCGCTTTCTTTCATGGCGTCATAGCCTTGCTTGTATTTGTAACGAAACGCCCACTCGCTTGAAGACTTAATATCCCAAACTTTCTTTTGGCCTAGCTCATCTTCGATTATAACATCGAGTGTTCCGTTTATAAGGTGTCCGTCTAATTCAAGAGACACAGGCTTCTGTGCTTCAACAATGTTGATACCGGACTCCCGAAGAACATACATCATTATTGCTTCCGTGATGTCTCCGAATAAAAAACGAAGCAAGGAGTTGTAGTCCATCTCTTGTTCTACACCATCTCGTTCAGCTATTAGTTGACAAAGAGGTCTGCCAAGCCCGGACATTCTTATGCGAAAGCCTTCCTCTTTTCGCGACATTTGTTTTTTAAGGGACTCTTCACACTCATTCTTGAAGAGTTCTAAATAATTAGGGGAGAGATTTGTCTCCCCCCTAACTGCTTTCAGGAGAAAATCCTGAACATTAAGAAGCGATATCATCTTTGAAATCATCCGCTAGATCGATGTCTTCTTGATCCATCAGCATTTTGGATACTTCTCTGTACTGGTTCATGATATTCTCATTGTGACCCTTGACAGTTTCAGTAAACATCTTCATCAAGTTTTTATCGTCTTCTGTTATAGGTGCTTCACCCGCCAAAGTTGGCACAGGAACCCAATACACAATACCACCATTTTTCTTGCGGTCTGTGTTAAGCTTGATTACACAATGCTGCATAATCTTTTTTTGCTTTGTCAAAGATTCGATAAACTCACGAATAGGTCTGAATCCTGACTTCTTGAAGTAAGACACGACAGGAGTATTATCAAGTGTGACTTCCTCTCCGTCTTGATGCCCTACTTTAAACGTGCCAGATACAGTTCCATAAAGAACTTGATTGCATACTGCCGCCCTTGACTGTAACACTCGTGGGTCATCCGAAGACAAAGACTCTTCTTCATCTCTGCTAAGACGCCCACACTTATCACCACCAGTTGAGTCAGGGAATGAACCCTTCAAAGTTGGCTTTTGGACTGACTTAGATGAGAAAGTTCCAGTCTCTTGATCCCAGACGCTCCATTCATAAGTTCGAAGAAGAGGGCGGAATTCAACACTCTCCGCATAAAGATATTGACCATCTTTGTACATCTTCCAAGAGCCGCGAGAAAGAAGCTTACCATCTTCCGTCTCTTCGCTGTAGTTGATGTTCATTCGGGATAGTCCTGACTGAGCTTGCTTCTCGCTTTGCCCAGAGAGTTCCATCAGGGACTCTATATCTCCGCTTGAAAATGCGTTTGCAATGTTGTCAAGTTCTGTTGATGTATCTAGTAGTTCGTTTATCATTTCCCTTTTACTCCTATGTTAGGGGTTAATGTAAGTTGATATTACACTGGTACAACATCTAAGTCAAGCCAGTTTTTTCCTATTTTTAATTCTATTCCGACTGGCATGTCATAAGATATGCCATACCGTTTTTCCGTCTCTTCAGGAAGTGCTTTCATAGCTTCAGCCATTAGTTTGATACAGATGTCTTTTTCATCTGGGTGAACATCTACCACTATCGAATCGTGAACAGTGTTACAAATGACACTTTTCAAGTTGTGGTTTATCATACTGTTATCTAGCCGAACAAGAGCGATAGGAAGCAGATCAGCCGTTGCAAATCCCTGAACAGGATAGTTACATATAGCTGTCCTATTTGTAGCCGTACCCCACTCAGTCCACTTTGTATCAGGGAAAGCGTATGCTCGACCTGACGGTAAAGTCACCTGCTTTTTGTGAACAGCATCATACTGAAGTTGCTCATGCCACTTCTTAATACCATCATACTTTTCTTTGAAAGCACGGTAGTATCTTTGTTGATCTGCCGTACCCGTAACTCCGCCGTACAAAGGTTTGAATGTGTGTGCCTTTGCTTCTTGTCGTGAACACCCAATGACACTAGCTGTGTAACTGTGGACATCCACTTCGTTTGTTACGTCTTCATAAACAGCCTTGTCTTTACCAAGAAACCCTGCAACACGAAACTCTAGCTGTGAGTAATCACCTTCAAGTATCCAACCACCATCAAATCTACTCTCCACCACTTTTCTTATTTCAAACGTCGAGCCTCTTGGCATATTTTGAAAATTTGGATTGCGGCTAGATAGACGACCAGTAGCAGTAACACACTGCATAAATTCAGGATGAATAAAACCTTCAGAATCGACATTGTTCTCCATTCCATTAACAAAAGTGCTGAGATAAGTTCTGAGAGCATTGTACCTTATGTAAGCTTTGGCAAATGCTTGCCCTTCCAAAGTCAACTCTCTTGTTCTTTCTTCGAGTGTGACTTTATCACTTTTAAATCCTGCGGATGCTATGTCGTGAACGTTTCGAGGGACTAACTTAAACCCTGCAACTTTACCTGTTGATTTGTAGATGACGCCTTTGCCATCACATTGCTTACATATCCGCAAAGCTTTACCTTGTGTGCCATCCTTTTTAAGAGGGGAAAACCTGCCTGTTCCTTTACAAGAGTGACAGTGAAAACCTTGCGTCTTGTAGACTACCTCAGTCATGTTTCGTATCATCTGCTTCATCTGAGTTGATGAAACTCTCTTTCTCATCTTTGGCTTGGACGTTGACCCTCGCATCTCATGTCCAATGTTAAAAGATTGCGCCCACATTTTTTTGTCCGTGACTTTTCGAGAGTAAAGCAACATACTTCTGTCATCAGGACTAGCCAAGTTTATGGGGGTATCGCCCATAGCTTCTTGGGCTAGTTGGTTTATAACAATCTCAAGTTGCTCCATTTCGTTTTCATAGTCGACTTTTATCTGGGCAAGAGTGTCGAGGTTGACTTTTAAACCGTTGTACTCAATGTTTGAAAGTGTCTTGGTCATTTCAAACGATAGCTTGAGAGTCGGCAGTAATTCCTTTTCCATTATATAATTCCTCAAAAGTTGAGCCAAAGGCTTCCATCTGTTTTAATGCGACTTGTTCTGTCGCAATAACGTCTGCTGTTCCGTATTTCTTTATGATGTCCCACGGGATGTCATAAAATGTTATACCATCTTTTAAATAATCCGCAACAAGATCCTTTTCCTTTTTTACATCGGCATACTTTTTAGACAGGGCATCCAAGTTGAGAGACCACCGTTGAGACTTTGACAGAATGTATTCAGCTACCATAGTGTCATAAACTTCACAGTTATGTTTGAAGCCACACGCCTTTATCCAGATC